CTCCAACGATGGATATGGGCTTTACCCTGTACACCACAGGCACAGCCAGTCCTACAGCTTTGATCGATAACTATGCTGCTGATGCTGGCAAGAAGCAAGTTGTCTGGGGCGATAGCGGGGCTGGCACTTCGTTGGGCGAAGTAATGTCGGCTACTGAATTGGTCTATATCACTGGCGGTGCAAACACTGGCGATGCAGCTACTGGCGGCGCGGTCTCTGGTCAAATCCTGTACTTCGTCGCAGACCCACTGCTCGGTCAGCAGAACGTCTAATTGAGGAGCCTATCATGGCGATGCAATACGACGTAAAGTCATACCACGCGACAAGCTCTTCGCTTGCGTACGCGGATCGTTCCCGGTTGAAAGGCGTAGTTATTTCGCCCTCAACATCGACGACGTTTAACTCATGCGTGGTTGATACTCAGGGTGCTTTGTCGGGTACGTACGATATTCCGGGGTCAACGACTTGTACCGTTACCATCGCTAACCACGGGCTTTCAAACGGCGACCTAGTTGGGCTTAACTTTACTAGCGGTACAGCGGTAGACGATGCGTATACGGTATCAAACGTAACAACAAACACGTTTACTGTAACTACGGCAAGCCTGACTACCAGCGGCGATGTAACGCTATACCCTAAAGTCCTTGTTGAACTGGATTCTTCTTCAGGGACGGCGTATTACACGCTGATTCCGGGTGAAGGCATTCTTGCAACAGGCGGATTGTTTATTCTGCTGCCATCTGTCAACGTCACTATGACTATTTTTTACGGATAGGAATAGGCCATGATGCAGACTGACGTTAAATCCGCCCGTGCCGCAAACACTGGACTGTTAGTAACCCAGATTCCCGTACGGTTGAAATCTATTACGGTGACAAGTGCAACCGTGTCTGCAAGAAATACGTGTGTATGCGACCCGGTAGAACAGAAGTCTGGCACCTACAGCCGTACAAGCCCAAGTGCCACAATCACAGTCACAATAGTAAACCACGGCCTTGAGACTGGGGATCGGGTATTTCTGGACTTTACATCTGGAACAGGCCGGGATGGCGCGTACGCAATTACAAAGACGGGCGACGACACGTTTACTTGTACAGATGCGCCGACTACGACCACAAGCGGTAACGTCACGATGTATAGCAGTATTGCTTTAGAGATCGATACTTTTAATACGGTTGGCTTGCCTATCTTGATCCCCGGTCAAGGCATCTACTGCCCTAACGGTATCTTTGTAGGGTGTGGCTCATCGGTAACTGCGACGGTTTACTATGGCTAAGTCTCCGGCATGGACGAGGAAAGAGGGAAAGAATCCCAAAGGTGGTTTGAACGCCAAAGGACGCGCCTCTTATAACGCAGCTAATCCGGGTAAGCCCGGTCTGAAAGCCCCACAGCCAGAAGGTGGAGCTAGGAAGAAGTCATTCTGTGCCCGAATGTCGGGGATGAAAAAGAAGCTGACTTCAGCCAAGACCGCGAACGATCCGAATAGCCGAATCAATAAATCTTTGAGGGCTTGGAAATGTTAAAAGACCATATCGAACCAGACCTAATGGACAACATCTCCATCCTTGCGGGGTTGGGCGTTATTCTTGGATGGTTACCAAACGTGCTTTCTATTGTCACTATTGTGTGGTTCAGCATTCGTATCTGGGAATCCGATACGGTTCGTGGTTTGACCAACCGGAAGAAACCCGATGCCAGCCAAGAGTGAAAAGCAAGAGAAGTTTATGCAGGCCGTTGCCCACAGCCCTGCGTTCGCTAAAAAGGCCGGTGTGCCGCAATCTGTGGGAAAAGAGTTCACTAAATCTGGAGGCGGTATGGCTAACACATCACGTATGAATCGTTTGGAAGAACTGGGTCGCGTCAATGCTGAAAAAGCATCGACCGCTAAAGGTAAGAAAAATCTAGCTGCTGAGAAGAAGCGGATTGTTGGCGAGTTGAAGACCGGCATGAAAAAAGGCGGTAAGGTCAAGAAGATGGCGATGGGTGGCTACGCTGATGGTGGTATGCCTATGGTCATGAAGGGCGGTCAGAAAGTGCCAGCGTTTGCGGCTGACGGTAAAGGCAAGATGGCTAAAGGCGGTATGGCTGCATCGAAGATGGGCGCTGTTAAGACTGCTGCTCCTAGCAAAGATGGCGTTGCTGTTAAAGGCAAGACCAAGGGCACGATGGTCAAGATGGCTGGCTCGACTGGTATGAAAAATGGCGGTACGGCTAAGAAGTACTGCTGATAGGAGACCATCATGGCTGACAAACTTTATTACGACGACGAAGGCACTACTTTTAACGAAGCTTTTGCTGAAGCGCGTAAAGGCGGTAAAAAAACCTTCGAGTGGAACGGTCAAAAGTACACCACGGAGATGAAAGGCGAGAAAAAGTCCGCGCCTTCTGCATCGCAGTCATTCCCTGTAGACGCCAATATGGAGAGCGCCTCTAGTGTAATGAGTCGTGGGCGTGCTGGCATGGAAGGCTCTGGTACATCTCCATTGGAAAAATACACGGACGATAAGGCAATTACTGCGACACGTAACAAACGTAGTATGGACTTAGCCGTTGAGCGTGCTAAAGCAGGGATACCAGAGCGCCGAAGTGTTGTTGATATGGCTACAGAACGTCTTGGCTCTGGTAAGGAATTTAGAAAGATGGCTAAAGGCGGTGCAGTTAAGTCCGCTTCTTCTCGTGCTGACGGTATCGCACAGCGCGGCAAGACCAAGGGAAGGATCTGCTAATGGCTAAGCAGGATAACCGTCGCCCAAAAGGCGATACGGGGGAAGCAGAAATTTTTACGGCTGAAACAGGCACTCCACCGGTAGACCCAGATATGGGTTCGGTAAAAGGTGCCAAGCCAATGCCGATGCCTAAACCCGTGAAGAAAATGGCTTCTGGTGGGTCTGCTTCCTCCCGTGCCGACGGTTGTGCAATACGTGGCAAGACTAAAGGGCGAATCATATGATGCCTTCACGCGGGATGGGCGCAGTTAACCCAGCCAAAATCCGAAAGATCAAGAAACGGGACGGCAACGAGCCTGTGAAGGTCTATAAGGAAGGTGGCAAGACAAAGTCTCGCGTGAATGAAGCTGGCAACTACACCAAGCCGGGTATGCGCAAGTCGCTGTTTGAGAGCATTAAGTCTCAGGCAACCCAAGGCACGGCGGCAGGTCAGTGGTCAGCAAGAAAGGCCCAGTTGCTGGCGAAGAAGTACAAGGAAAAGGGTGGGGGTTACCGTGGGTGATCTGCGAAAACTTGTTAAAGAAATAGATGCGCAACGCGCCAAGGGCGAGGTCAAGGACGTTAGCCCAGAAGAGTTTGACAAGATGGAAAGCCAAGCAGGTTTAAAAGACCTCGACGGCAAGTTCAAGAAAGACAGAGCCGAGCCACGCCCGCCCGCGAGAGAGCGTATGAATAAGGCGTTGTCTGAACTTGATGGTATGAAGAAGGGCGGTGCTGTAAAGTCAGCATCAGCCCGTGCAGATGGGATAGCGCAGCGTGGTAAGACACGAGGCATGATGAGATGAAAGCCCCGCAGCAAAGCCTGAAGTCATGGACGGAGCAAAAATGGCGGACAAAGAGCGGAAAACCGTCGTCCAAGACTGGCGAAAGGTACCTGCCAACAAACGCAATCAAGGCGTTAAGTCCAGCGGAGTACGCAGCAACGACGAAGGCGAAGCGGACGGGGAAGAAAAGTGGCAAGCAGTTCGTCGCGCAACCAAAACGCATAGCCCAGAAGACCGCGAGGTTTAGATAATGGCTTTTACAACCACCACAACAGCGTTCAACCCTGACCTCAACGAGATATTCGAAGAGGCGTTTGAGCGTTGCGGTTTGGAGTTGCGTACTGGCTATGACTTCCGCACGGCCCGTAGAAGCTTGAACTTCCTGATTGGCGAGTGGGCAAACCGTGGCATTAACCTGTGGACTATTGAGCAGGGACAGATTCCATTAGTGCAAGGACAGGTGACTTATGATCTACCTAGTGATACCGTTGATCTTCTGGAACATGTTATTCGCACTAATTCCGGACAGATTTCTAACCAAACCGACATCAACATCAGCCGCATAAGCGTCTCTACCTACGCGACTATCCCAAACAAGTTGACACAGGGGCGTCCGATTCAGGTGTGGGTAAACCGCCAGTCGGGGCAGCAAGTTGGGTCTAACGTAGCGATTCCGAAGTACCCACAGATTAATGTGTGGCCTTCGCCGGATCAGGGTGCAGTAGGCAATCCGTTCTACATATTCTATTACTGGCGGTTGAAGCGTATCTACGATGCCGGGGACGGCACCAACGTGGTCGATATTCCATTCCGCTTCCAGAACTGCTTGGTGGCAGGATTGGCGTACATGATTGCGGTTAAGAAGCCGGAGGTTGACCCGACCAGAATCGTGGCCTTGAAGGCGATGTATGACGAGGCTTGGGATTTTGCATCTGCGGAGGATAGAGAAAAAGCGCCGGATCGATTCGTGCCGCGTACTACTTTCTATAGGTGATGTATGCCCAGTAAGTACGCTAGTGGCAAACACAGTATTTCCGAGTGTGATCGATGCGGGTTTCGGTACAAGTTGAAAGAGCTGCGCAAGCTGACGATCAAGACCAAACAGGTGTCGATCAAAGTTTGCAAGAATTGTTGGGAGCCGGATCAGCCGCAGTTATCATTAGGTTTATATCCGGTCAATGACCCACAAGCGGTTCGGGAGCCAAGACCAGACATAAGCTACAGGCAGTCAGGCTATAGCGGGTTGCAATTAACTGAAACGCCGGGGACTTCGATTGACGCTGACGGGTTTCCAAAAGGTGGTAGTAGGGTATTCCAGTGGGGCTGGGCTCCGGTAGGTGGAGCAAGTGGTAATGATGTAGGGCTGACGCCGAATAATTTAACGTCAACGGCTGCGATAGGCACCGTGACAATCTCGTAGGAGTTGACATGAAACACTCAGACATTAAAAAAGACAAGCCAATGATGGAAAAGGTCGCCAAGAAAGCGGTCAAAGGCCATGAGCAGCGTATGCACAAGATGGCTAAAGGGGGCAAAACCAACCTTCAAATGAAACAGCTTGGACGTGGTTTGGCTAAAGTTGCCAATCGGAAAAAGTCTTCATTCACCTACAAGCGCGGAGGCTGATATGGGG